GCCATGGTGGCCCCTGGTGACTTGGCAGTCGCCTCTTACCCAGACTTTCTACTCTAATTTGGGAGATTACCTGTGATGGCGAACATACCTAGGATTCGTGAATTCGACGACACTCGTACCCGGAATTTGGTCGTTGGTCTCGAAGAGATCAAGGACTTTACTCCCGGATCGACGAAGCCAGTTCTGTCCAGCAAGATTTTTGCCGACCAGTCTTCTGGCGTTCGGAGAGTGTCTATCGATGAGAACCATGGCCGGCCTCCGTATCGTACGGGTGGCGGTTTATTTCTCTACGAGTCTAGGTACGCTACGTACCCACAGGGAGTTGGTGCCCCTATAGTGGGCAGACGGCTACCTGATGGTGCCTATGGCACCTTTACCCAGGTCCCGTCGACTAACTACAGGCGAGTTTATTCGGGGAACTTAATCCCGACACTGAGCTCACTGCCGTCGTATTGTATCATTCTCGGTTCGGAAGGTATCCGGAAAGAGACTGACTACGACGCGAACGTTAATCCCGATGATCTTTCAACCCTCGGGGCCCATGCTTGGAATAAGCTTAGGCCAAAAGTTGAGAAAACAAATCTTCTTCAGGACCTTTACGAACTGAAGGATGCTCCGGGCATGCTCCGGTCTACGTCGAAGGGCTTCCATGATCTATGGAAGTCCGTTGGCGGAAACGCGAACATGTCTGCACAGGCCCTAAAGCGCCTATATGGTGCCGAAGCGCATTGGAAGATGCTGCCGAAAGCAGCAGCAGAGCAGTTTCTCAACGTCTCCTTTGGATGGAGACCGTTTGTCGGTTCGATCGTTAAAACCTGTGATGCTGTCCTTAACATGGAACAGCATATCGCGAATTTAGTTCGCGGTAATGACAGGTGGATCAACCGGCGATTCGCCGAGGATCAGGTTGTGTCCGAGAGTATTGTTTACGGAAGCTACGGTACCAGCACACCATTAGTCAGCCCTGTGTTTGGGATTGACTATGTGTTACCATTCTCGTGCCTATTTGAGGTACGGAGGCAGCGCATGTCGCGCGTGTGGTACGAAGGCTCCTTTAAATACTATCGGCCGCAGTTTGATGCAGGTCTTCAGAGTGGCTATCCGACTCTGAAGAAATTGCGACAGATGGCCACAGTTTTGGGCCTCGATCTGAACGCAACAACTGTGTATAGAGTAACCCCGTGGACCTGGTTAGTTGACTGGTTTGTCAACGTCGGTGAAAACATCCAATCCTTTGAGGATATGGCCACCGATTCAGTCGCCGCGAGGTACGCCTACATCATGCGCGAGACCTATGACCGTTTTGAATATCGTGTTCAATTCAAGTCACAGACGGGCCAGGTTGTGGAAGCCAAGTGGTACCACTCCAGCTCAGTCAAGCGCAGGATTTCGGCTGAAAGTCCCTTTGGTTTTACCCTGTTAGGTGGTGGATTGTCCGCCTTTCAGCTTTCAATCATGGCCGCTCTGAAGCTCTCTGGCTCCAGTGTCGGCCACGGCCGCTAGGGTGTGTTCCAAATCTTATGGGCTTGGGATGTCCATGAGTGCACTCTAGTTTACCTCCCTGAAAACTCTAGGAAGGTCAACCAAATGTTTGCAGACCCACAGGTCGTCACGATTAACACAGTTGCGAATTCGATGCCGCGCGTTATGACGGGGAATCTTACCTCGTCGTATTCGCTTGCGGATCGCACGTTGCAACTCAACATTTCTTCTCAAATCACGAACGCCGGTCGTGTTCGACACACCGTCGAGCTCGTGAAGAAGAAAGTAGCCGCTGATCCTGTCACTGCTATCAATGACACGGTTCAGACGACTTATCGTTTCATCATCGATCGGGAAGGCTACGGCTTTACCGTAACTGATGTGCAGAACGATGTTGCAGGCTTGGTCGCCTGGTTATCGTCAGCAAACGTCGCCAAACTCTACGGCACAGAGTCGTAGAATCAGGATGACGCCCGCTTTGCTCCAGATCTTTGAGCAGTGACCGTCTGTGGACCCCCACGAAGGGTTGTGCAAACGTTAGGCTTGAAGTCCTTCCCCCGTGAGGGGGTGACTTGAAAAGCAACGTAAGTGACCCATTAGAGGTGCTCCACGCTGTCTATCTAGACGCCTGGAGCAAGTGTCCTGCCAATGTCTCCCGTGATTTACGTGACTGGATGACGATCCAGGCACGAGTCAAGAGCGAAGGGTTGTCATTCCTGACAATTACCCTGCCGTCGTACGCGAAGGACTTCGAGAGAAGCCTAGCTGACGGTGTAATTGCGCCTACAGCTTTCGGAAGGTTCCGGAAGTTGGGACGAGGCCCTGTTTTTCTAAGGGGGCTCGTCGCGCAGCTCTTTGACTATGAGACAGGGAGGTTGTATGAAGAAACTTCAACCACCCCCATCCTTGTTGATGCAGTACGGCAAGTTTGCCTACTTTTCAAGAAGGTGGGGCTCCCGTGCACGCGCAAGCGCACGCACGAGGCGATTGAGAAGTTCGTTCAAGTTGAGCGAGACTTGGAAGAGTTTAACACCGAGGCAGCAGATGCTGATTATTTTGCAAATGTTGCCGATGTGCTATGGGGTGACATGCTACGCAGTTTATCTGCTGACATGCTTATTCCACGGCACGGACCCGGTGCTACCGCCGAGCGTATTTCCGGGAACCGGAAGTACGTATGGCGGCTCTGGCATGAACGTCTCGATGAGTATTTTCCTTTCTTTGACTATGCGTACTCTATGAGTGCGTTCGTCGAGGGTGAAGGGTTTAACCCGTCATCAGGAAGGGGAAGGGTCATTGAGGACGTAACGTTCGCCAGTCGAGACGATGAGTTGCCCGTGAGGGTGATCACCGTTCCGAAGACTCTCAAGTCCCCACGGATCATTGCCATTGAGCCTGCATGCATGCAGTATGCACAGCAGGCTGTTCAGTCAGTCTTATATGACGCGATTGAATCGCATCGACTGAGCAAGGGTCATGTAAATTTTCGTGACCAATCAGTCAATCAGCGCTTGGCTTTGCAAGCTTCGCGAGACGGTCGATTAGCAACGATCGATTTGAGCGATGCCTCGGACAGAGTTCCTCTGTCCTTGGTCCGTTTGATGTTTCGAACAAACCCTGATCTTTGGGGTGCGATCGAGGCGTGTCGTAGCGAGCGTGCGAATCTTCCGGACGGCCGTATTCTGGGGCCGCTAAGAAAGTTCGCATCTATGGGTTCTGCTCTCTGTTTTCCAGTCGAAGCGATGTTCTTCTACACTACTTGTGTAGTCGCCCGGCTGAAAGGCAGTAACCTTCCAATAACCAGACGTAACGTTCACCGAGTGACACGTGACGTCTACGTTTACGGGGATGATATACTAGTCCCCGTGGACGAGGCAGGGATGATCATCAGCCACCTGCAGCAGAACAACTGCAAGGTGAATGACTCCAAAACTTTCCTTTCCGGAAAATTTCGGGAGAGTTGTGGGGTAGACGCATATGCTGGAGTTGAAGTTACTCCGATTTATCTTCGGCACCTGCGTCCCGATGATCGGCACCAAGCAAACGAGCTAATTTCTTGGGTCGCCACGGCGAACCACTTCGTAAAGAAGGGGTATTACCGTGCCGCTTCGTACATGTTTGATGTGTGCGAAGGATTGTTGGGCGCACTGCCCGACATACCTGAGGATAGCCCATGCTTAGGACGAGTATCTTTTCCGGGGTTCCACTTGCCCAAGAGAAGGGTGAATGGTAAAATCCAGGCCTTTGAACATCTGGTCTGGACCCCGTCCATAGTCTACTGCAGTGACCATGTAGACGGATACTCAGCTCTCACGAAGTGCCTGTTAAAGCTCGAACATAGTGATGACGAGCCTATGGACACTTCGTTGTTCCGAGCGTTATTGGTGCGCGTCGCCCGGGAGGACGGCTCGTCGTGGGACCCTGAGGGGTCCTCTGGCAAGTCTCCAACCTCTTGGCTTCGCAGTCCCACCAGTGACCCTCGTCACTTAGAGAGAACTGCACGGCGCGGCGCCGTTACACTAAAACGCCGTTGGGTGGTCCTCTCATAGAGGACCGTGGACGTGCTGAAATAGCACGTTGGGTGGCTGTCGACAGCAATCCTACGGGATTCGCAGTTGCAGTGCAGGCCA